ACTAGCAGCCTAAAAACTGCTAGACGCCCCTAACAAAGCACTAGTTCTAGGTGGGCAGTTAGGTCTTAAATAAGTAGAACAACCAAAGGTGACGACCTAAACCGTACGCGTTGCGCGTTGCGCAACATGCACCACCGTGGCTGGTAAAGCCTAAGCTTGTAGAAGAACGATGGAACTTTCATTGGACGCGGGTTCAATTCCCGCCAGGTCCACCACATAATCAGAACAGACTCCGTACGGGCTGCTTTCTGGCAGGGTCTTGCCTAAACTAACTAGTATCGATCTATCTGTCGTTGGCTTACCTGGGTATGTCCAAATGTATCCGTCACTGGTAAGAGTAAAGTCATCTTCTTGATGCCAGAAATACCTAAGCTGCGGGAAGGTTGTCGCTAAGAAGTGCAATGCCTCTAAGTTCTTGCAGTGGATCCATGCAGCATGGCCAATCTCCAATAAAAAACTTTCAGTGACTAAGTAGGATGGTCCATCATGCCCTAGCCATAGGCGGTTGCTAGCCACCCATAAATCAAGTTCTACTTCGTAACCGGCTTCAATAGCCTCCATTAGGTATGACGGCTGATTCTCTCTATGAGACGGGCCATTCAAGTTGCCTCGATGTGCAATCTTAATCAACGGTGCTCCTAATATATTTGTCCAGGTCTTCAGGTGTCCCAACGCCATGCATCTCTTCTACTTGCAACGTTACTATGTGTGCACCGTTAGCTATAGCCTCGTTGTATGCAGGGGCAATGTAGAACTCACTATTTGTACGAATATCCTTAGCAATCATCCTCTCTGCAGCTCGGACATATTCGGCTCCACTAGCCCAGCCATAGATTCCAACATTAGCGATGTTACTGACAACTTGCTTCTCCACTACACCCGTCACAGATACTCCGTCATCTGAGGTTACGTAAGACCACTTAGGGTCGTTAGCCTCGAAGACGGCGGTAATGCCATCAGAGGCAGTTAGCAACTCTAGAAAATATAATGAGTCCCAGGTAACTATTTGGTCAGAATTAGCGATGACTAGCGGGTTTTGGTTGTTGATTAAGTGTTTGGCTAGAAGACTAGTACTTGCGGCACCCTCTGTCAGTCCGTCTACTTCTACAATCGAGCACCCCGGGGCAATCCCATCTAGCACGTCGTCTAAGTGATAAGTAACGCGATGAGCCTTCTGCACCAAGAAAATGTAATGACCGTCAATGGCTAAACTCTCCACCACGTGCTGAATCATCGGTTTACCAAGAAATTTAATCAGCGGTTTTGGTAGCTCGTAACCTTTATCAGCAAATCTACTCCCTAGACCCGCCATTGGAATTAGGATATTTAGCTTATTCAAGATAGCTCGCTATCTTATTAGAGATAAACCTCATGGTTAGATCCTGCCTACTACCAACTTCTACCAGAAATGCACCGCTCTGTCTGGCGGCTTCTCTACCAATATTACTATCTTCAAAAATGACAGTGCTTCCCGGGGCTGAGCCCAGCATTAACATGCAGAGATTGTATATCTCAGGGCTAGGCTTTGGGTTATCTACATCTTCGTTGCTTAGACACACATCTACGTATTCGTAAACGCCTATTGAGCGTAAACAGTTATTTAGAGTCTCTCTAATGCTATTGCTAGCTATCCCTAGAGCAATTCCTTGCTTTTTAATAGATTTAAAGATATCTACTAGCTCTAAGTCCAATGGCATATCCTCGAACATTGCAGACGAGTATTGCTGCTTAAGTCTCCAGATATGTTCGTGAAGATCTCTTGGCAGCGCCTTGGTATGCGTAAGAATATCTAACTTTGATCTAGTAGTTAGACCTTCGTAGATGGAATCTTGTTCTTGTCTAGCGATCATGTACTTTTCATTAATGCTCTTTAGCGCAAGATTTAGAGCATCGTAGTGAAGCTCTTTGCTGTCTATAAGTACACCATCTAAATCAAAAATGATTGCCGGGTTCATTAGTTGAGAGCGTCCACTAGAGTTTTTAGTACCTCTATTACTGGTTTTGGGTCACGCCTTGAGGGCAGATATATGTGTGTATGCAGCTTTTCATATGATGTTTCAATGTAGTTGCTAAAAAGTGTTTGCTTTGTGGTTAGATTTTCAGCCGGGAATACCAACTCTGCTACTATCTCAATAACAAATTGACCATCTTCCATAAAAAGAGCATTTGTTATTCCTGAACTAGTCACAGAGGCCAGAACTTTTACAGATCTCATGTACTCTAGCTGCTCCCTGAAAGTTTTGAACTTCATTTCTGGGACCACTATGTCATACCCTTTAGACGTAAAAAAGTCTTCTAAAAGCTCCTCGTTGTCAAGTCTTATGTCATCCTTGTGTCCCACGTGGTCTTTTCTTGTTTTATAACGCCTGTGATTTATGTGGGATCGAGAAAGGTAGACCTTTCTATAAGGGCTAACTGAACTGGGCCCTAAGTGGCTCAGGATTTCCCTGGACACTAGTAGATGGTCATCAAGAGTAAAGTACATGTCATTTCGGTTTAAGTATTTAACTATATCTAAATAATTAAATGTCTCTATAACAGGAGAGTAGTACCCCATGTCGTTTGTTGTTTCATCCTTAGCTGGATGCAGCATTACGTACTTTAGAGATTTAAAATTAAAAAGTTCCTCAAAGTAGTCGTATATCTTCGTGCTACTCTCTGACTCTCTTCTCGGTCTATAGAGAATAAAGATTGCATCTGGATCAAGCTTATGCAACGTCAAGATTAACGCTAAAGAATCGTAAATAACATGAAAGAACGGGTCTTCTAGTCTTATTAAGTATTTAGTAACTGCTGATTTGAATAAATCATTAGATTCTAACCTGAAATTATGGCCTGTTTTATCTTTTATATCTTTAAGTGGCTCGCAGTAAAAGTCTTCACTTTGTAGTTCTAAACAGATATAAGACATATCCAAAGACTTTGGCACCGCTGAGATGTCCCAGTTGGAGGGTAGTGAGCTGCTCCTATAGTGAACCATTATCAGCCTTCTCCCAGTCAGAAACTAGCTCCAACCACTTATCATCATCTATATCCATATCCATCGGGTAGTTCCTGAAGAAGATGATCACATTGGCTCGCTGTCCAGAGATGACTTCCCTGACACCGTGAAGGTTATCTGCGTTACCTCTAAACATTATCAAGTCTCCGGCATCTAGTTTCAGCTCGACCCCGTGGTGTTCGAAATACAGCTCCCCGCCCGAGTAGTCGCTGGTGAGCATAAGTATCGCGGAGTAGTGCTCCTCGATCTCTGGCTTGCCCGGGTAGACATCACCATCATCATCGTGAGCATCGTTGATTGCTCCTGGGCCCATGATATTTCCAAACAGCCTTTTTAGCTCAAACCTGTTGTAGTTGAATGTGTAATTTTGAGTAAACGTTCTATAGCAAGTCTCTATGGCTTTATGGAGTGACACTACCTCTGGTGAAGCCGCCTCGTAGAAATCTTGGATTGTGATCCCTTTATGGGTATAGTTTGGACGTCTGTCCGGTTCCGTATCTACGTAAACATACTTGTGTAAGGCCTCTATCTCAGTTGGCGAGAGTGCGTTTTTGACCAGATAATATAAGTTATTATTTCTCATGGTTGCCTACTAGCGTCACGGATATTTTCATGTCTCTAGTATATCTGCTTAAATATACTATATTAGTAGTAATCAATAAGGTACTAAATATAGCATACTGTATACCAGTATTTTGTTGGTTAATGTACAAAAGCTTGTGTACATAAATGTCATACAAACTTAGACCTAAGCTTGTATAAATATGGAGCACTTCCTTGATATAGACTTAACTTATGACTAAGCCGTACCATTTGATTGAAGACGCCATCTCGGAGGACGAGTTAGCTGGCTTATTAGAGTTCTTCGAGGCCAAGAAGCAGCCGGATCCGCGCCCAGGGTGGGAGTTTTGTCCTATCGCTAACATGCACCAGTACACTAATGGGCTAGCTAAGTTGGACACTGTAGAGCCAGAGGTGCTCCCATTGCTTAGGGTTATCGAGCAGGGTAAGCAGTACTTCTTAGACAACTACAAGATGAATGATGTTTTTGAGTACAAACGCGGTTTTATGGGGAGCATGGCGGATGGGGCTAGCCTTCAGCAGCACAGCGATGACGACGACCTCTACCAAGGTCGCAGGAAGAATGAGAAGCATTACTCGGGGTTGCTGTTTCTGACTGACGATTATGAGGGCGGGGAACTGTTTTTCCCAGAATTTGGTGTAAGCCTGGTGCCCCCAGCTAGAAGTCTTATCTTGTTTGAGGGCAAGAACCACCACGGAGTAAACGCCGTTATTTCAGGCAGAAGAATGAATTACGTTCTATTCTTTAAGGACTATGATCCAGCAGACGAAGTCATAATCTCGGAGTTTGATCCGAATACTTATGACACTGTTGGTGGTTTAGGTACTAGCTAATATCTGCGGTAGTACTGGTTAATTTCATCTTCGATGTCAACAGAAAAAACCATCTTGCCGTCATCCGAAGCGTAATATGAAAGTAGCTCTTCGTAGTTGTCTTTTAAATAGTCATAAAACACGATTAAGACATTAACCCTGGTTCCCCCGGTAATCTTACGAATTTCGTGCGGAGTGCAGTAGCCCGGGAAAAGAACAATACTTCCGGCCTTTGGCTTGAACTCGGCTTTTTGATCTTTAAAGTAGTACTCGCCATCAACATAGTCATCGTTTAGAAACAATGCGGCTACATATGTCTTCTTCTGGCCATCATAGATGCCTTGCTCGTTTGGCTGCTCGTCCACGTGAGTCTCAAAGCTTGCCCCTGTAGTCATGATGTTTCCGTGAATACGGTTTAACCCGAACTTGGTTCCGCTCATTTTGTAGTTATCAGCAAAGAAGGTGTAGGAGATTTTAATAGCCTCGTTTAACTTCTTTATAAAGACGACGTCTGGATCCCATGGTCTAGGTATTTCGCCTAAAATCGAGAAGTTCTGCATCTTCATCCAGTCGAATAGCGGATACTTGTCGTGATCTTTCTCCTGATTAGCCAAAACTATCTCGGTGAACTGGGCGCACTCTTCTTTAGTTAGGAAGTCTTCAATTATATGATACGAGCTTTGATTGTCCACTTCACTCCTTAGATATGGGGGCCTAACTATATTATACTGTAGTTATGAGATCTAATAGAAAGCTGCCAAACCCTAACTTATTCACGGGAGAAAAGAGCATAGCCACCAAGCTAAACCTATCCGATCGAGTGTTTAAGGGAGCTTCTGTGGATGACATAGTTTTCAATTTTACAGAACTTACGACGAAACAAAATAAAATGCCTCCAAGCGGGGAGAGTGTTTACGGGGACTCGAAGAACACCTACACCGTAAACTCGTTCGGATTTAGGTCTCCCGAACCGGAGAAGCAAGTGGATCTTGTAATGGCTGGTTGTTCACAGACTTTTGGAGTCGGGGTGGCCCAAGATAAGATCTGGACCGAGGTTCTAGCAGACAGTTTAGGGTTGTCCTATGTAACCTACGCTGCTCCTGGCTGGTCGGTTCAAAACATAACTAATGCCATCATGAGACACGTCGATCTATACGGTAAACCTAAATATGTTGTAGCCCTGATTCCTGACTTTAAAAGAGTGATCATGCCACTAAGAAGAGACGTGAATAGCTTCTTGGGCTGGAAGACCGCCAACAAAAAAGCCTCCGACGAGATCTTGGTCAGTACTCTTAATTACGCAAACAATAACCCTAAGAGTGCTTACGGCCCTAGATATAACTTCATCAAGAAGCCTTATGACTTATATGAAGTCACCCCGTACGAGGTTCCGTTCTATTTCTCGGCGCAGGCTCTGGCTACGCTCATCTCGTACTGCAACGCTAGTGGCATAGAGCTAATTTGGAGTAGCTGGTCTCAGCCGATTTTGGACTTATATAAATGCCTATCGCTAGAGGGCTATAACGAACTAGACATGTCCGGGTTCATTTACAGAGAAACTACTGAAAGACGCGACTTTCCTAAGAAATACTCGGATTGTCATCTTGATCTGAAAGCCCAGTATGAAGAGAACTTCAATGAATCCTTTGGTAACAGCAGTCACATGACTCTCCATCAGCATGTGCACTTGGCTGAACAGTTTGAAGCATTCATAAAAGCTAAGAAATGATAGACGCCCCTACTGGTAAAGCACTTCTATATGCACGCGTATCTACAGCGATGCAGGTAGAAGACGGTGTCTCGTTGGATGTTCAAGAGAGAACTCTGAGACAAGCTGGAGAGATGTACGGGTTTACTGAAAGTGAGCTAGTTAAAGAAGAGGGGCGCTCTGGTAAGAATGTTTCTGGTAGACCTAAATTAATAAACGCCCTTAAGCGGTTAGACAACAAAGAAGCAGACGCCCTTATTGTCACTAGGATTGACAGACTGGCTAGGTCAACTAAAGACTTCTTGGACATTGTGGACAGGGCCAACAAGAATAACTGGCGACTTATCCTTTTGGATTTGAATCTCGACACGTCTACGTATCAAGGTAGGTTCGTGGTTACGATTATGTCGGCGCTCGCGGAGATGGAGCGAGGCATCATTGCAGAACGAGCTAAAGATATCCACAAGGACCGTAGACAGCGCGGAGTTGTCTGGGGTAGAGACATGGGCCCTAAGCAGGTGATCCAGGATGAGGTTCGAGATCAAGTTGCTTTAAAGAGAAAATTAGGCTACTCTTTCCAAGCTATCGCAGACGGCCTTAATTCAAGCGGCATCCAGACCCCTAGAGGAGGCAGCTGGTATCCTTCTAGTATCAAGAATATCGTAGACGCCCTTAATCTGGAGGAACAAAATGGAGACGCCGAAGAGAGTTAAAATCGGTGGTCAAGTCTTCAAGGTTGAGGAAAGAACCATCAAGCAAGATGGAGTACTAAACGATAGCTCTTACGGATACACGCTTGATGCTGGAAACATTATTGTCTTAGACGCCAGCATATCTTTGAATAAAAAACAACAAACTCTTCTGCACGAAATTATCCACGTTATAACTATGGTGTACGCTGGTCAAGTTCAGCCTAAACCAAAGGATGAATACGATATCTGGGAACACCACTTTATTGGACTTTGGGAAGCACCTATGCTATCGTTCATAAAAGATAACCCGGAAGTTGTTACATGGATGCAGATAGAAGAGGATTTTGCCAGTGGGGCGCAAAAAGAAATCAGAGATTCAGCAAGGACCAAAACCAAACGATGAGTGGGTCTATACGACCGAACTTCAGATAAACGGGAGAAACGTATCTCCTGGTACCGAACTAAAGATAGCTGGCGAACGCGGGCGCTTTAGGTTTATAAAGCATGTAGTCAACCACAAGGGAGTCGAGTGGGTAGATGTTTGGGGTGGCCCTAAGGGCGCAGAGAACTGCAGAAGCTTTTACATAGAACGCATTAAGCGTGTACACTACAAGAATCAGACAGTGCCAAATTTGGCTATCGAATACAAACAAAAACTTGCCGCTAAGCGGACTGAACTAGAAAAAGATAATGATGAGCAATGAAAAGGACTGCTGCCACAAGTGTGGCGTGTGGTACAGAATAGACGCCCTTATACATGGACTGTGTCCAATATGTCGAGGGAAGCTAATAGAGGAGGCAAAGTATGTCCGTATTAATTGAGGTTGTAGGGGAAAACGTCCCTAAGTACGCAACTGCAGGAGATGCTGGTGCTGACTTAGTTTCAGCAGAAGATGTTCGGATTGCTGCGCACCAGAGAGTTCTGGTTAAAACTGGAATCAAGATTGCAATTCCTGAGGGGTATGTCGGACTTGTCCACCCTCGTAGCGGATTGGCGCTCAAGCACGGCATCACTGTGCTTAATGCTCCTGGAACAATCGATGCTGGGTATCGCGGAGAGGTAGGCGTTATCCTGCTAAACACTGGGTCGCTTGACTTTGAGGTGAAGGCCGGAGATCGAATTGCGCAGCTGGTAATCCAAAAGGTTGAGACTGCAGAGTTTAAAGTTGTAGACGCCCTTACTGAAAGTGACAGAGGCGAAGGTGGATTTGGTTCCACCGGGATTAAGTCATAATGGGAGATAAGGATTTCCCTATTGATGAGTACACTGTTGAAAGTATGTTTTTAGGCGGATACTCCAAAGGAACATTTCTTAGGAAGTTATCCCTTGAGGACAGGGCCTACGCAAAGAATAGCCCGCTAGATTTCTCGCACCCGAGGATCGACAAATACAACTTAAATGCCAACGGCTATAGGTCTCCTGAATTTGTAGAAAACCCTGAGATCATATACTCTGGCTGCTCGCAGACCTATGGGATTGGATTGCCCGAGGAGTACATGTGGTCTAACATAATGTCCAAGGCATTAGGGGTCTCCAACTATGTGAACCTGTCCCATCCTGGACAATCCATCCAAGGAGCCGTTAATGGGCTCATGGATTACTTTCTTCTTTATGGGCATCCCAAGAAGGTGTATCTACTTCTCCCGGACATGCTTAGATACTTGTCTCCGTACAATTCTGAGATAGCTAGACCTTGGGTAGCTGGAACTAGAAAATCAGGACTGCACCCGCACTCTGGGATAGAGACTGTCCACCTACGTAGTCAAGAGTTTATACCTAACTACTCGAAACGGCCTCACAATCAATACGACATTACTCCTATAGAGCTGCCTATATATTTATCTATAAAGTCACTACAGCATCTGATTCAGTACTGCTCTACGAACGGAATTAATCTGACTTGGGGCAGCTGGGATCTAGATACGCATCGAACTTTTTCAGAGTTTCTCCCTGCTATCGACATAACCTATGGCTTATCTTCGTATGTTGACGTTCTTACTGGATTGAGGAGACCGCAGGCGGAGCCTGTATGTCACCTTGACGAGAGAGTTCAGGCTGGAGATTTATATGAAACAGCGGCTGACTCTCAAAATCACCTGGGGTATCACGATAATATCCACATTGCTGAAGCTTTTATGGGAAGAAAGAGTACTAACTAACGTGATTAGCATGACTCCAGAAGAGTGGGAAGAGATATACGCCCGAGAGTTTCCTAACATTTGGAACATATTTAAGGGCACGCACTCAAGCGGTCGGATTTGGAATAAGTTCGATCTAGAAAATAACAGTGCGATTGTTCGTAAAGAAAACCTAGCGTTTGATCATCCGTTAGTTAAGAGTTACAAAGTCAACTCCATGGGCCACCGCTCAAACGAGTTTATGGATAAGCCGGATCTATTGGTTGCTGGATGTTCGCAAACTTTTGGTGAAGGACTTCTTGAAGAGCATATGTGGGCAAACTTACTAGCTAATAAGCTTGGCACCGAAAGACATGTAAATCTTTCATTCTCGGGGTGGTCAATCGGAACCATAGTAATAAGTATCTTTAACTACATTAGAAAGTACGGTCAGCCAAAGACCATAGCAATTATGTTCCCTGACCCGTACCGACTTGCGATGCCATACAATACCGATGTCGCGGTGCCTTGGGCAAGTGGTACTCGACCAGATGTGACTGGTGATTCAGCAGGGATATCTAGAACATCTCTAGAGTTAGGCCGAACTGTGCCTAAGTACTCTAAAACTCCTCACAATTTACTGGAGACGCTCCCTTATGAGTTTGCTATTGCAGATGCAATTTATGCTGTTCAAAGAATAGTTGACTACTGCAAGGATATGAATATCAACCTAGTGTGGGGGACATGGCACGAACACTCTTCTTATCTATTCGAGAAAATGGTACTTAGCGAGTTCCGCAAAACTATGCCCGTTGATAGGCGATCTTATGTACCGATGTTTAATGCAACCCATATAGATCTTGAACAAGGGTGCCATGAAGAGTACAGAGAAGGTTCCGGAGATCTCTTTGACTATGCTGCAGACGGCAACATCTATGGAACATCTCACATGGGTTACCATGCCAACATACATGTTGCTGAGAGGTTCCACCAAAAGCTTAAAGAACTAGGCAATAACTAGTTCTTGCGTAATTGCTAATTCTGTGCTAGTTTCTAGTCATGATTAAGAAATTAACTGGCATTGCAAGTGTTTTAGCTTTAGTGGTTGGGGCCGCCACTACTGGCGGTTCGACGGTTACCGCCTACAGCGAGAACATATACACAACCATGGGGTCCCAGGTTGGGACTACCTGGGGACTGGATAGGGTCGACGGAGTCGTTGATGGTTCGTATACGTACTTAAGCGATGGCGCTGGGGTGCGTATCTATGTTGTAGATACAGGAGTAGACGCTACTCATTCTGATTTCTCCGGACGAGTACTAGATGGCTTTGATGCTTTTAATCAGAACTTAGATCAAGCAGACTGCAATGGTCACGGGACTCACATTGCCGGAATTGTTGGTGGCTCTGTTTATGGTGTGGCTAAAGCTGCAACTATAGTCCCAGTTAGAGTATTGAACTGCTCGGGGCAAGGAACAACATCAACCCTTACTTCAGGCATTAGTTGGATTTTACGTAACCATCCGGCTGGTCAACCTGCCATCATTAACATGAGTCTCGGTGGGCCGAAAGACGTTGCAGTAAACGCCGCTACTTCTAGATTAGTAGAGGCTGGAATGGTAGTTATTACAGCTGCCGGAAACTCCACGCTAGATGCTTGCACGTTTTCGCCTGCGAGTACTCCAGGAGTTATTAGCGTTGGATCTGTAAGCGAGCAGGATGCTAGGTCCCCCTTCTCCAACTGGGGAGATTGTATTGACATCTTTGCACCCGGCTCTAAGATAACTTCCAGTGCGATGGGCGGACGTTTCTCCCAGAAAAGCGGCACGTCTCAGGCTGCTGCTTTTGTTTCCGGAGCGATGGCTACCTACGTGTCAGCTGGGTATGTATCTAACTATTCTGGTGCACTAAATGCCATAAGTTCTTTCTCTCAGAAATCTGTGGTCTCGGACTCTAGGTCTAGAACTAGCGATCTTCTTAATGTAGCTAAGGCTGTTGCCGATACGCCAACGGTATCTCCAGTCTCTCCGATTGCCGAGTCTCCTGTTGTTGGTATGGGTATTGATAAAAGTATCGCGTCTCCGGGTAAATTCACAATTAAGTACAACAAACTAACATGGACTAGGCCTACCTACTCGTCAAGTTATGCAAAGGTTAGTTATGTAGTTCAGCAGTATCTATCGGATAAGTGGGTAACCATAGCTGAAACTGGCAACCTGATGTATGCCCTACCTAGAGGAAGTACCAGTGACTCTTCTATATACAGAGTTTTGGCCAAGACCCCTAAAGGATTTGGACCAGCCACTGAGGGTATCCGTAACTCTGGTGCATCAGCTGCAAATCTGATAGCGCCTCCAGCCCAAATAACTCCTCCAAGTAGTAGCTCGATCGTAGCTACCCAACGTGGCGGGGCGGGGTCCAGTGTCGGCGATATTGCTTGGGCTCCTGTCACTGGTGCAATCAAATACGATGTAGAGATCTCGAACAGTAACGGTGAAAGTTGGTCACTAATTAGATCAACTACTGGTACAGGCATTAAGTTTATTGCCAACATAAGTGTTCAGTACTTGCTCAAGGTCAGTGTGGTTCTATCCGATGGCTCTAAAAAAGTCATCGGGATCGTTGGCTATCAAGGAATGTAGACTTGTACCATGAGAATTCTTGGTATAAATGAGACTACGCACGATGCTGCTGTTTCTGTAATAGAGGACGGCAAGATCCTATTTGCCGCTCATGCGGAGCGTTACTCTAAGAAGAAGAACGACTGGTACACAAATCGTGAACTAATTCTTGAGGCACTGTCTTACGGTAAGCCAGACAAGATTGCCTACTACGAAGATCGCTGGCTCAAGAAGTGGCGAATCCTTTCACGTGGTGGCCTAGGTGGGGGCAAACCATTCTACAAAAGCATGCCTGAACTTAAAGGCATTCCAACTTATGTTGCCTACCACCACCACTCTCACGCTGCAGCTGGCTATTACACGTCTCCATTTGATGACGCAGTTGTTGTTGTCCTGGATGCTATTGGAGAGTTCACTACTAGCTCCGTCTGGCACGGGAATGGTGACGAACTTAAACAAGTCAAGCGTTGGAAGTACCCGTTTAGCTTCGGCCTTTTCTACTCTGCTTTTACGGACCTTATCGGTCTAAAGGCAAACGAAGAAGAGTACATCATGATGGGCATGGCAGCTTATGGTGACCCTGATCTGTATTTTGATAAGGTCTCTGAGTACTTTCCATCTGTGTATAAGCAGACATATAACTTCCATAAAGGCATACAAAACTGGGGTCAAGACATCTCTGAAGATGACAGGTTCCACATAGCGGCAGCGGTACAAAAGGTTTACGAAGACAGGCTATGGGATTTTATCTACATCGCTAGACAAGAGTCTAAGAGTGAGAACTTAGTTTTCATGGGCGGATGTGCGCTAAACAGCAAAGCAAACACACTGCTTCACGATATTTTCCCTAATGTTTGGATTATGCCAAACCCTGGAGATGCTGGATCGTCTCTAGGTGCAGCAGCAGCCTTCTACGAAAAGAAGCTTGATTGGGAGGGGCCGTATCTTGGCACCAACATCCCTGGTGAGTACCCTGTAGACAAAATTATAAACGCCCTTATTGAAGACAAGATCGCGCCAGTAGCAGTAGGAAGAGCTGAGTATGGACCGAGAGCTTTGGGGAACCGTAGTATTCTTGCTGATCCTCGTGATCCTGATATCAAGGAAAAAGTAAACAAGATCAAGCAACGAGAGTTGTTTAGGCCATTTGCTCCTGTAATTATGGAAGAACATGCAAGCGAGTGGTTTGATATGAACTACACATCTCCTTACATGCAGTTCACGCCTAGATGCCTTAAGCCGGAGCTAATCCCTAGCGTTGTTCACGCTGACGGCACATCTAGAGTGCAAACTGTAAATGAGAAGCAGCACCCGGGGCTGTATGCAGTTTTGAAGCAATGGTATGAACTGACCGGGGTGCCTATACTATTAAATACCAGCTTGAACATTAAAGGTCAGCCGATACTTAACGATGAAACTGATGTTGATGCCTGGGAGAAATTCTACAAAAAAGGAGTAATTAGATGAGTTTTATGTACTACGTAGAGCGAATTTACTTGAAGATAAAGTCGTTCATTTTCCCACCTAAGAAGAATGAAAAAGACAAGTTCATTTACTAAAGGCCAATCTTTAAATATTGCTAAAAGATAAAAAATAATCTAAGATCAGTCTTAAGCGACAGACTGGATAAAAATGACATCTTGGATTCAAAATGATGAGCTCTTCTTTAAAGAGCTAGCAACTGGCAATAAGTGGGCAAACTTTGTAGCGTCTCACTTGAACTCTGTTGGCATACCCTGCTATACCCCCGAAGGTAAGATTAGATCTCACATATCAGAGATCTCTTCGTTTTCGGAGAACGAGAAAGACATTGTATTTAGTGACATGTCTGGTCACCTGGAAGTTAAATCTAGAAATCTTTCCTTTGGCGACTCTCTAGATAGTTATCCTTATGATTCCGCTTTTGTCGATACATTAGACGGTTGGAACAAGAAAAAAGAGAAACCCCTTGCTGTTGTCTTGGTTAGCCAGAAAACTTCATCGATGTTGGTTATCCCCGTAAGCACTTCCGCTCACTGGGGCTCGGAGAGTAAATATGATCGAGTAAGAGGCATTTTTGAAACTTGGCTCACAGTTGACCGTAAATACTTGAAACCTATGGATGAATTAGTCTCTTGGTTAAAAACTAGAACAAAAGGTGTGTAATGACAGATAAACCCCACTATGACGTTTTGATAGCTACTCCAGGTAAAATGCTACACGCTGAGTATGTTTCGAGCTTGGTGCAGACAATCACATGGTTGGAGTCTAAAGGTCTAACCTACAAGTTTCTAAACAAGCAAGGCTCTCTTATCTCTAGCACTAGGGAGATGACGGCTTTGGATTCATATAAGCCAAACTGGGATACTCGGGAAATTGGCGGTGGAGAGTTTACCTATGGAAAGATCTTCTGGATTGACTCGGACATTGAGTGGACCATTGAAGCTTTCCAACCCATTTACGAAAGTGACTTAGAGATTGTCGGTGGGTTATACCAAACAGCTCCGGATGGTCGAGTTGCAGTAGCGTTCTTTGATGCCGCAGATCAGCCAACCATAGTTCGTGAACAAGACTTTATTATGTTAGACCCTCGGCCTCAGGAATGTTATGGCATTGGTTTTGGATTCGTCGCAATGAAAAGTGGAGTATTCGAGAAGTGCGATCGACCTTGGTTCTTGATGGAAAGAATTCGCTGGGATCATCTTGAATTTGACTTAAACATTGGAGAGGATTATTCTTTTTGTGTGAACGCAAGACGAA